CTGGCCTGGTTACCGGAACCATTTCAAGGCGGCACCCGGATTTGAACCGGGGATAAAGGATTTGCAGTCCTCACTGAGATTGCACGCATGCAACAAACCAGGCCGCAACTCCTTTCCTCACTGAGATCTCTGAGATGGACGATGAACAGTCAAATGCAGTCACGGAACCAGATCCGGACCTCGTATCACGCCAACTCAAGCTCGAAAGTTGGGGCAGTGAGGTAGGCGGACAGCGAGCCACGCGACCTGGCTTCGAGCGTGGTGCTGAGAACGTGATTGTTAATCGCCTCGCTGCTGACTACCTCAAACAGCTGGAGGCCATCTACGAAAAGAGCAAGCGATCACCCGGCAAGCAGGCTCACGTCTGGAACAACCTGCCTGACATCAAGGCGCTCCGTCACAACGGGCTGGAAGCCTTCTGCTGGGCCATGTCTGCCTTCAGTGTTGACCGTCCCTTCAACCAGGCAGCAACGATCGTTGGAGCACGGGCTGAGCTCGTCAACTTCCTGCTTCACCCGCAGTGGGGTAGGTCCATGCACCTGCAGGGCCTGCGCTTAGTCAACGGCCGCGGCCTTGATATGTCGTTGATGATCAAGCGCCTCACTGACCGTGGCTTCAACAAGGCCAGGCAATACAAGCGACTGAGCAGGGCTGAGCGTGCTGGCTTGGGTGCTTTGTTCCTTGAGGTGATTGCTCAAGCCACGCAAATGATCGAGATCTACGTGACCACTCGTCACGGCAAAAAGATCAAGATGATTCGCTACACCGAGAACTATTGGAAGTTTGTCGGCGAATACAAGAACGTCCTGTTGACCTGCCGGCAGGTATCACTGCCGATGCTCGTTCCGCCGCGGCCATGGAAGGGCCACAACAAGGGAGGTTGGCTGAGCTCCATCACTCCAGTCAGCACCGTGCCGTGGGAGCGATGGCCTGAGCTGACTAAGTGCATGCACCCATGCGTGCTGGAGTCGCTCAACATCCAGATGGCAGTGCCATACGAGCTGGACTGGAAGACCATCGACCTGTGCCAAACCTTCTGGCAACTAGGTCATGAGGTGGGCAGCCTGCCAAGCAGAGCCCGTGTTCCTAAGCCAGACGACAAGGAGTTCAAGGATCAGGGCAAAGGACCAGCTGAGGTGTGGGCTGCGCAGTGGCGTTACGCCTTGGACAGACGGAAGGATGGCGCTCGCTCTCAGTTCATCAACGGCCTGGTCTCTCTCCAGAAATTGGAGGACGTGAAGACCGTGCACTTTGTTGCGGGCATGGACCACCGCACTCGCGTCTACATGAAGGCAGCGCAGATCAACCCGCAGGGACCTGATCACTTCCGTTCCATGCTGCAGTTCAAGGAGGCCAGCCCTGTCAAGGACTACATCCCCGAGTTCGCTTGGTCTCTCGGTGATGCGTTGGGCCTAGATAAGAACATGAAGTTGAGGATGGATTACCTCAACGATTATTCCGAGATGTTTGCCCGCGTCGGCAACACACCATTGGACATGTTGCCCCACATCGTGGGTACAAAGAAGCCGCATTACTTGATGCAGCTATGCCGTGATTGGGCCGGCTTCATGGAGGATCCTGGCTATAAATCAGGAACGATCCACTGGCGAGATCAAACTTGCTCCGGATGGGGACACGTTGCTTGTTTGACTGGCTGCCAGACCCTGGCCCAGTACAGCAACATAATCGGACGGGTGCCAGCGGATCTTTATTCAGCGGTTGGTCAACTTGTGATGGCACGTGTGAAGTGGCGTGCCGCACATGAGAACCACCCACAACAGAGGTGCTTGCAATGGTGGGCACAGATGGTTGTGCCTCGTTCCGTTTGGAAGGATGCACTTATGCCTGTCATCTATGGGCGTAGCTACCAGAGCCTGACCGATACCATCGCCTCGTTCCTGCGTGATGAGATAGAGGATTTCCTCACGGCTGAGGGGCTGCGTGTGTTGGAGCTAGCCAGGGTGCTGGCAACACAGATCAACGACGTGATCAAGGAGGCGTTGCCTCATGTCCGTGACTTGAGTCAGTGGCTGAGCAAGGTTGCAGTTATCCAGATGGAGCATGGCCTGCGGCCCTACTACTTCACGCCTAACGGTGTTGCTGTTGAGACCTACGCCACCGAGACCAAGATGGAGCGTATGGACCTCAACCTTGCTGGCAAGACAGTGAGGATTCATATCAGAGACAAGGGGACAAAGCTCAACCGGCGCAAGACTTGTAGCAAGCTCGTGCCTGATTTCATTCACGGCCACGATGCTGCGTTCCTGCAGCGATTTGTGTCGCACTGGTCAATGTATAAGCACCCGATTACTACCACGCATGACTGCTTTGGCACGACGCTGGCGAATGTAGACACCATGCAGGCTGAGCTGAATGATCAGTGGGCAAGGTTCTATTCCATTGACTACCTGATGCGTCACTGGCGCATGGTCTCGGAAGTCTGCAAGTGTGACGTGCCTTTGCCACCAATGCAGGACACGTTGAACCGTGACCTGTTGGGAACCAACCCATATTTGTTCTGCTAGGTACTTGCCTACGTTGAACAGTGTGTGTATCATCAATCAGCTGGCGCTGGCATGCAGGGATGTGCCCCTGCTGTAAGCCCAGCACCTTTCAAGTCCGCATTTCCCCGCTACCTAATGGGCAAATCAAATCAGGCGCTGACTGCTACAGCGCGTATGGCTTTCGGTTCTCTCACCGAGCCACGAACTAACGAGTACGGCTCCTCTTGGAACGCCGCACTTGTGCTGCATGAAGACGAGTGCCGGCAAGAGATGGATCTGATCCAAGATCTCTGCAATGCACGTGGCGAGAAAGATCCCAAGTTCAACAAAAAGAACTTGAACTTCCCTTTCAAGCCCAGCGTTGAAACCAACGAGAAGGGAGAGAAGGTAGAGAGCACTGACTCTTATCTTTTCAACTTCACCCGTGCCGTCGAGAAGCGCTCACGCACTGGAGAAATCATCAAGCAACAGCCGCCCATCATCTGGGATTCGCTCGGCCGCGTGATCAACCCTGCTGACCTGCCTAACGGTGTGGGCTGGGGCTCCATGGTCAAGGTCCAATACGAGTATTACGTGTATGACCGTGGCCAGGCTGGTGTGAAGTTCGAGCTGGTTGGTGCACAGATCATCGACCTCAAGCAAGAGGAGAGCGCACCACCTCCGGTTGAAGGTGGCTGGGTTGTTGATGAAGAACCCACCGACCTGTTGTCCGCATGATGAACCGCTACCGCCAGCGGATCATCACAGCCAAAGACAAGGAGCACCGCTCCAAGTTGGAGGACCAAGTGGAGGAGACCCTGATCGCTCAGGGTCTCTCCCCTGTGTATGAGCCAGACAAATTTGAGTACGTGCTCCATCGCAAGTACAAGCCCGACTTCCGGTTGGGTGATGTGTACATCGAGGTGAAGGGCTGGTGGCCCAGTGCAGAGAGGACCAAGTTCCTCGCTGTTGTCACTCACAACCCTGACCTCAAGATCTTTGTGGCCATGAGCAGGCCGTTCCAGAAGATCTCCAAAACCAGCAAGACATCACTCGCTAAGTGGTGCGACAAGCACGGGATCTGCTGGTGTCCCATCCCTATTCCGCCGTGGTATTTGCAGCAATGGTTTCAAGGCAAACGACCCACCTTCCGTGTCCAGACCGAGAAGGATGTGGAAGCAGCGACGCCGCCCAGCTAAACGATGACGGCAGTTACTACTGCCATAGCTGTCAGCGCACACTCCATGAGAGTGGCTGCGTCTGGAAGGACAGGCCGCGTGAGAAGCAGAGCTTTCTCCCTCCTGTTGAGCAGAAGGAGAAGGCCAAGGCTCCGCTGATCAAGACCTCTGACTTCTCCGAGACGATGCGTGGCATCACCCCGCGCACGCTCAAGCTCTACAACTACGAGGCCTGCCAGTACCGCCGCCTCTCTGGTCACGCCGCTAACTATTTCAACAGCGACGGTCTTGTTGTTGCGCAGCACATACGTTATGGAGACAAGCGCTTCGCTTGGACTGGCGACAAGGATGGGATCCAGCTATTTGGTCAGCACCTAGGTAGCAGCGGAACGCTGGTTATTACTGAGGGAGAGATCGATGCCATGTCGATCTACGAGTGCCTGCATAAGTACCACCCCAAACGTCAGTACGTCGTTGCTTCCCTGCCTAATGGAGCCTGCTCAGTCAAGAAGGATGGCAAGCCAAACCTCAAGTGGATGCTTGGGTTTCAGCGCCGGATTATCTTCACCGACTTTGACCAGCAAGGCCGCAAGGCAGCTAGTGATCTCGCTGAGTTACTTGGTCCTCGTACCGCTCTTGTTAGCGGCTTCAGCTACAAGGATGCCAACGAGGCCTGGGTCGCCGGGGATCACCAATCGATCCTTGAGGCAATTTCAAACGCTAAAGAACACAGGCCAGAATCGATTGTTCATGCGCCTGATTTACTTTCCCGGATACTCAACCCCGAGTATCGATATGGAATCCAGTTCCCATGGAGGGGATGGAATCGTCTGACTGACGGCATGATGCCGGGTCAACTGATCATGATCTCCGGTGGTACTGGCATCGGGAAGTCACTGTTCACCCGCAGCATTGCTCTGCACCTGGCAAGGAACGGGACCAAGGTTGCGTACATCGGACTGGAGGAGAGCTGCGAGACAACGCTGGAGCGGATGATCTCCGAGCGGTTGGGCGAGAAGTTCTACCTGGATACCGAAGCGCAGCGAAAGCAACGAACTGCTGAGGAGGTTCGTGTTGCGATGGATGGGTGGGCTGAGAACGTATATCTTCTGGACAAGTTTGGCAGTGATGAGTTTGATTCATTTGTTGCCAACGTTAAACATTATGTGTTGGGTGAGGAATGCAAGGTAGTTGTACTTGATCACTTCTCTCTTCTTGCTGATGGCATTGCCCTTGATTGTGACCAGCGCCGCGCTATTGATCGGTGCATCAAAGACCTCAAGACGCTATGCGTCGAGCTTAATTTCACGATGCTCGTCGTCTGTCACCTATCCCGATCCAACTCAATGGGGCCTAGTCATGAAGAGGGGGGAGAGCCAACCCTCGCCGAACTACGCGGTTCACATTCTCTAGCCCAGATCCCAGACCACGTGATCATGTTGACTCGCAACCCGAGGAACGAGGACAAGATCGAGGCCAACACCACCCACTGTTATCTCAAGAAGAACAGGGTCAAGGGAACGCTGGGTGAGATGAGCAAGTTGTACTTCGACCCCAACACCTGCACGTTCCACGAGACGGAGGTCAACGACTCATGACCTCAGTAGATAGAGCGCAGATCCAGCTGAAGCTGGCGGACATGTTCCTCGACTCCATCAAGGAGTTCAACGAGGTGAGCGGTAACGAGCCACGGATGTTCTATTGGAATGGATATGGCCAAGCAATTACTGATGTACTCAAAGCTATTAGTGAGGAGATGGATTGATGGCGCTGCTGATTCTTGACGCAGACATGGTGATGGTCTCGGCCTTGCAACACGCAATGGTTGAGCAATGCCTTGACGCACCGGCTGACGAGACGTGGGTTTATGCCTGCGACTTAGTGAAGGCCAGGGCTAAGTACGAGGAGGAGGTTGATGCGCTCTGCGACATCGCTGACTGCCCTCGTGATGACGTGCTCGAATGCTTTTCCTCTGGCAGTGCCTACCGCCGGTCGATCTACCCGGAGTACAAGAAGAACCGGGCAGGCCGGATGAAGCCGCCGGGGTTCAAGGAGTTCAAAGCCCAGTTGCTGAACGGCGACAAGGCTTATATGTATGAACAAATTGAAGCTGATGATGTCATCGGTATCTTCGCAACTTGGCCTGACAACGGTGATGTTATTGTTGCTAGTAACGACAAGGACTTGCTGCAAATACCTGGCAAGCATTTGTGGAAAGCAAATGGCACAATGCCAGAAGCAGAACCAGGCCGCACTGTAACTCTCATCAACGACCATGTACTGCAATACATCTCACCTGAATGGGCTACAAGGCACTTCTACACGCAAGCCCTTGTGGGTGACACAACAGACAGCATCCCCGGCTGTCCGGGAGTGGGTCCGAAGCGAGCACAAACAGCACTCGCGAAAGCGAGTACCGATCTGGATTACTGGGAGGCGGTTATTCGACAGTATGAGAAAGCCTTCCCTGATGTATCGCACGCATCCGAGCAAGCAATACGAATGGCAAGACTGGTGAGGATACTTAAGTATGGTGAGTATGATTTTGAAACTCACAGAGTTAAGCCATGGACCCCGCCGATCATCCCGATGTAATTAAGAAGCGGATTGTCCAGCTACTTGATAAGCAGGTCGTTGATGATCTAGACACGTTGTACCCGGAGCGCACCCCGGAACTGGCTGACTCAATAGATCAGATTCGGTACGCTTCAGGGCAACGGTCTGTCGTCCGCTTCCTTCGCGGTCTTATCCAATGAGTAAAGCACTGCGACGTGCAATTCAACAACTGCAAGTGCAGTTTCAGATTGCACAAAACAACTACAACCGAGAGAAGTCACTCGCACGAGATGCGCAGTCC